GGTGCATTAGACAGTCCCGGCTGACGACATACAGACTAATGCACTTCACTTGTATGTAAGGACACATCATGGCAACCACCACGTTCTCCGGCCCAGTAGTATCTAACAACGGCTTTGATACGGGCACTTCCGCTTCTCCCCTTGCAGTAACTACAGCAGAAAACGTTAATGCTGCATTTGCTACAACTTCAGCCACATCTGGCGATACACGTCTAAGCTATAACAAGCTGACCTTTACCTCTACAGGTTCAGGCGAAACACTCCGTGCTTTCTCTGTTGTTACTGGCACAGCCGCAGCTACTGCTGGCACTATTAACGGCGCACACATTTCTTTAGAAGTTGATGGCGCTTCAGCCAGTATTTCTGGCGCAGCTAACGCAATTCGCGCTACTTTGGGTGGCTCTGATGCTACTCCCGGCGGTACTTTGGCTGTGATCCAATTGGACACTAACTACTCTGTTAACGCTACTTTGCCTGCTACTGCTTCATTCATTCGCGTGACTGACAGCGGTGCAAACACTGGTGAAATTCCTTTGTTTATTAACATTGATACAGCCCCTGCTGCTACGATTGCTCCTGCTGCAACCAGCGTGACTACTGTGTCTAAAGCAATCAAAGTTATGATTGGCGGCACTGTGTATTACGTCCCAGCTTACGCTTCGTTTGCATAATGCAGATAACCAAGGAATTCTTGGAAGCTGAGATTCGTAGCTTAGAGACTGAATCACAGAAGGCACAAACCTTTTTAATTCAGGCTCAAGCTACAGTTCAAGCGTACAAGATGCTCATAAATAGGCTAGACGCACCAGAACCGGAGCAACAACATGACGATGCAATATGACGTAAAGTCGTATCACAATAGTGTCTCAGGGGTAGCCGTGCCTTATCGCACCCGCTTGAAAGGGATTGTTATATCCCCTTCAACATCCACTAATTACAATGTGGCCGTAGTAAATAATGTGTCCCAATCTGGCACGTATAACATTCCCGGAACAACGGTTTGCACAGTAACGATGAATGGTCACGGGGTTGTTGCGGGTTCACGTGTGTGGCTAACATTTACCTCTGGCTCTGCTATCAATGATACGTATGATGTAGTTTCAGTAACACAGAATACTTTTACGGTTACAACAGGAGTGTTAACTACCTCTGGTAATGTGACTGTATACACTCAAATTTTGACTGAACTTGACTGCTCCACTGGAACCTCGTTCTATACATTGATTCCGGGCGAAGGCATCTTGGCTTTAGATGGTATTTATGTTGGTTTGCCAACAGCAAATACTGTGACCTCAACCATTTTTTATGGATAAGGGGTAAGCCATGACAATGCAGTATGACGTCAAATCAATCCATCAAAGTGCTTCTGGTACGGCAGTAAACTATGCTACTCGGTTAAAAGCTATCACAGTAACTTCTGGTACGTCTTCATTGCGTAATATTGCAATTGCTGATCCTACGGTGAGTAAATCAGGAACGTATAGTCAAACTGCCTTTACTATCACAGTCACAATTACTGGCCACGGTTTAGTTACTGGGCAGCGCGTATTTTTAGATTGCACTTCAAGTACGGGGCGTGATGCTGTTTACGCGGTCACGGTGATAGATGCCAACGTGTTTACTGTAACTTCAGCAGCCACAACATCTACAACAGGTAATGCGACTTTTTATCCAACCATATTGGTGGAATTGGATACGTACAGTACAGTAGGTTTACCCGTTAAGATTCCAGGTGAAGGTATATATTGCCCCAACGGTATTTACGTTGGCCTTGGTAGTTCTGTAACTGCAACGGTTTATTATGGCTAAAAGTCCCGCATGGCAGAGGAAAGAGGGCAAGAACCCAGAAGGCGGTTTGAACGCCAAAGGGCGAGCCTCCGCGAAAGCGCAAGGCATGAACTTGAAACGTCCCCAGCCAGAGGGAGGCTCAAGGCGCGAATCTTTCTGTGCGAGGATGGAAGGGCACAAGAAGAAGAACACCAGCGCAGAGGTGGCGAGAGATCCAGACTCACGCATAAATAAGGCACTTAGGGCATGGAACTGTTAAGTTGTACTAAATGCAAAACGGATAAACCGGCTACGGCTGAGTATTTCCCTTTGCACAATAAAAAGCGCAACGGCTTAGATGGCTGGTGCCGTGCTTGCCGTTCCAAATACAGAAATGCTAATTGCCGTGGTGTGTACCGCAACGCTATTACCGATGAGGCATTAGTTGATTTAAAAGCTACAGTGACGCAATGCGTTATTTGTGGCAATGAAGATAAGTTAGTAGTTGACCACGATCACCAAACAGGTAAAGTTCGTGGCTTACTGTGCAACCACTGCAACCGTGGATTGGGTCATTTTAAAGATGATCCTATGTTATTAGAATTTGCAGCGCAGTATTTGTATGCTTCAGCAGATCATCCTGCTTGGGACAAGTACAAGGAAAGTGTTTAATGGATTATCACATTCTTTGGTCAGCAACGCTATCCGTCATTTTGGGCGTGGCGGGATATATCCTGCGTGAGAAGTTTGCTGAACTTAAAGAAGTAGCTTTAGAGCTACGGCGCGTTGAGCGGTTACTCAACATTACACGAGAGGAGAACCATCGTGATTTCATTACTAAAGCAGAAGTGCAGCGCATTTCTGACCACATTGACCAACGCTTTAACAGGCTTGAAGAAAAGATTGACCAGCTTATTCAGCAGGGGCGATAATGCCAAGCAAGAGTAAAGCTCAACACAATTTCATGGCAGCGATAGCACACTCGCCATCGTTTGCCAAGAAAGTAGGCGTCCCACAATCTGTGGGTAAAGATTTTAATGAGGCCGACAAAGGCCGTAAATTTTCTAAAGGTGGCGATATGAAAAAGATGTCAACAGGTGGCTCTACTAAGGCTTCCGCAATGGGTAAAGTTGCAACAGCGGCTCCTAGCCGTGATGGTATGGCCATGAAAGGCAAGACCAAAGGCACCAACATCAAAATGGCTGGCTCTAGTGTCCCAGGTGGCATTGGTGCTAAGGTCATGAAAAAAGGCGGAATGACCAAGAAGATGGCTTACGGCGGCAAAGCCTGCTAAGGAGTTGAAATGGCCACCAAGAAACCCATGAAGAAAGTCAAACGCTACGAAGGTGGCGGTGAAATTGAAGAAGCCGCAGCTAAACAGCGTGGCCTGGATGAATCAAACAAAGAAGCACCCATGGGTTTCTTTGAGCGCATTCGCATGGGTAACATTGATGACCCTTCTTCTGAAGCGTACAAACGTTTTGGTGCTGGCCGTGGTCGTGCTGCTGCTCCCGATGCCCCTGCTACGCCTGCTCCCACACGTTCAATGACCGCCGCTTCTTCACGCGCTTTGTCTGATGATATGTATTCCGACTTTGGCCCTAGTGCTGGCCGCAGTTCTAGCGAAACAGTTATGCCAACACGCTCTACGGCAACAAAGCCTGTAGCGCCCGCTAAAGCTCCACAAGTTACCAAAGCAGAGTTGGAAAAGTCTGGCTTGAGCTTGCGTGATTACATGAACAAGCAGCAAGGTTTAACTCGCAAAGAATCTGCCAAAGAATCTGTCAAAGAATCTGTCAAAGCTGCGGTGCCTGATGCAGAGATTTTGGAAGCAAAAATGGTTCCTCGCTTTAATCCCGCTGGTTCAGCTCCCAAGCAGTCGATGGGACGTCAGCGCCAGCCATTTATGCCTGGAGATGTGGATAACAGTTTCCCTGGTGCTAAGTTTAAAGGTGGTGGCAAGGTGCGTTCTGCTTCTGCCCGTGCTGATGGCATTGCCATTCGCGGAAAGACAAGGGCTTAATCATGATGGCATCCCGTGGTATGGGCGCAATTCGCCCGTCTAAAATGCCCAAAGGCACTCAAAAAGCCAGACGGGATGACACTGACTTCACTCAGTATGCTGAAGGTGGTCAGGTGTGGGATAAGCCACGGCCTAAAGATTTAGGGCCATCTAAGCCACTGTCTAAGTCTAAGAAGTCCAAAGCTAAAGCCATGGCTAAAGCGGCAGGACGTCCTTATCCTAATTTGGTGGATAACATGAGAGCTGCAAAATGAGCACTTCTGGTCTTTCCATATTCAACCTTGATGTGAATGACATCATTGAGGAAGCCTTTGAGCGTTGCGGCTTAGAGCTGCGCACAGGCTATGATTTCCGTACTGCACGCCGCAGTATCAATTTATTGAGCATGGAATGGGCTAATCGTGGGATTAACCTATGGACAGTAGAGCAAGGGTTAATACCTATGGTCACTGGTCAGGCTATGTATCCTCTACCCGTAGAGACAGTTGACCTCATGGACATGGTGATCCGTCAGAACAACGGCACGACAAATCAGATTGACATTAACATTAGCCGGATTGCCGAGCCAACCTACATGAGCATTCCTACAAAGCTCGCACAAGGCCGTCCAATCCAAGTCTATATCAACCGTCAGTCTGGTATGGAAAACCTCTCTACGGCCCTTGTAGCGGCCACGGTGAGCGCTACTGACACTACGATCACACTAACATCTACAGCTAAGTTAGCTTCTGCTGGATTTGTCAAGATTGGCACAGAGACAATTAGCTATCCAAACATCAGCGGCAACCAGCTCATCAACTGCGCTCGTGGCCAGAACAATACAACGGCAGCAACGCATGCCATTAGCGATACAGTAACGGTGCAAAACCTGCCTTGCATCAATGTATGGCCAACGCCCAATGCACCAGGCAGCCAGTACACGTTTGTGTATTACCGCTTACGCCGCATGCAAGATGCTGGAAACGGTGTAAATGAGCAAGATATTCCATTCCGGATGCTGCCCGCTTTGATTGCTGGCCTGGCTTTCCAAATATCCATTAAGAAAGCGCCAGAGCGGTCTATGGGTTTAAAGGCTGAGTATGAAGAGCAATGGTTAATGGCGTCTACAGAGGATCGTGACAAAGCGCCTTTGCGTCTTGTTCCGCGCAATAATTTCTATTACAGGTAAGTAATGGCCAACCAGTTTGCATCAGGTAAGTATGCAATTGCCGAGTGTGATCGGTGTTCGCAGCGCTATAAGCTCAAGGAATTGCGCACGCAAATACTGAAGACCAAGCCTTTCAATATTAAAGTATGCCCAGAATGTTGGGATCCAGATCAACCGCAATTGTTACTGGGTATGTATCCGGTGAACGATCCTCAAGCTGTACGTGATCCGCGTCCCGATGTGAGTTACTTGGTATCTGGACAAAGTGGCTTACAGATTTTGCTGACAAACAGTACGGCACAAAATGG